GAGATTTAGCAATCTCTTCATCAGTGTCTGCTACATCATTTGCAACAGCACCTATCTTACCCATGTTGTCCTGGGCCGTGGAGCCCGCATCCATTTTCATTTGGGTAACTAAATCTAAGTCTTTTGGATCTAAACTTGTCATATTAACCTCTCAAATCTATTTCTATGTCGTAGTATCGTTTCTCATCACGATCCCACTTTAACACTTTAAATTTACCTCTATTCATTTCGCTGACAATTGCGCCAGCTAATGCAATAATAGCAGGATCACCAATCAAAAGCAAATAATCATCATCACTAAATGTGGATAACTCTTTTTTTAACTTATGAGTAAGTGGTCCAGAAGATAAAACTATTTGTTTATTATCTGGTAGTAATACTTTTAAATCACCAAACTTTTCGGCTGACCTAATATTTCTACCCATTTCTTGTAGTACGTAAACTGTCATAATTTTATTTCTTGATTCTCATATAGATCATGTTATATATAAAGTCAACATTAGAATTAAGAATGTACAAATTTAAAACTGAACCATATCAGCATCAGAAAGATGCGTTAAAAAAATGCTGGAATAAAGAGGCTTTTGCTATCTTTGCAGAGATGGGCACGGGCAAAACTAAAATAGCATTAGACAACGCATGCATATTATATAACAAAGGTAAAATAGATAGAGTCTTAATTATTGCACCAAAAGGCACATACATGAATTGGGTTGATCAAGAAATACCAGTTCACGTGCCAGACTACATAGAAAAAAATGTAGTGGCTTGGAAACAATCGACAAGTGCAGAATACAAACAACAGTTAAAAAATATAAAAGACATTAATGATTTTAGATTTAAAATTATGGTGATGAATGTAGAAGCTTTGTCAACAAAAAAAGGTGTAGAATTTGCTAGAATATTTTTAATAGGTAAGTCTATGATGATAATAGACGAAAGCACTACAATAAAAAATCCACAAGCAAAAAGAACTAAAAATATTTTATCATTAGCCAAAGAAGCCAAATACCGAAGAATATTAACAGGATCTCCAGTAACCCAGTCACCAATGGATTTATGGGCACAGATGGATTTCCTAGATCCTGAGATACTTGGTCAACAAAGTTTTTACGCATTTAGAACTCGCTATGCAGTTGTTATAACAGCAAATGCTGCAGGTGGCACGCATAAATATCAAAAGATCGTTAAGTTTAAAAATTTAGCGCAACTAGGACAATTGGTATCGCCTCATTCTTATCGTATTTTAAAGAAAGATTGTCTTGATTTACCAGAAAAAACATTTGTTAAACGTGAAGTAGAATTAACTGACGAACAAATGACAGCGTACCAGGAGATGAAAACTAATGCTATGACTATACTAAAAGGTGAGTCACTAACAGCTGTCAATGTGCTAACACAGTTGATGCGTTTACATCAAATAACATGTGGACACATGAAAACAGATAGTGGTGATACTTTAAATCTTAAAAATAACCGTGTAGATGAATTGATGCAGATACTATCAGAGACTACAGGTAAAGCAATTATATGGGCAAACTATATTCACGATATACTAAATATAGAAGCGGCTATAAAAAAAGAATATGGTCCTACTTCATATTGCACATACTATGGTGCAACTAAAGCAGAAGATAGACAACGTTGTATATATGATTTTCAAAATAGTAAAAATGATTGTCGGTTTTTTATAGGTAACACACAAACAGGTGGTTATGGTATTACACTGACAGCTGCTAGCACAGTGATATATTATTCTAATAATTATGATTTAGAAAAAAGAATACAATCAGAAGATCGTGCACACCGTATAGGACAAGTTAATCCTGTATTATATATTGATATGGTGGCAAAGAAAACTGTTGATGAAAAAATAATAAAAGCGCTCAAGAATAAAGTAAATATTGCTAAAGAAATTAGTGGAGAAGAATTATCAGAATGGATTTAGAGTATGCTTTCATTGTAAGCATCCAGTTTTTTCATAAATGCGTTAGTCGCACGTACAAATTTCTCACCAGTCAATTCAAATCTTTGGAACGTTAAATCACGAGAACACATAAGAACTACACCTTGGTCTATTTCTGTATCAAATATAGAATTGTGGGCCGCGGCGTACGCTGCAAGTTGCATTAAATAATCCTGCACCCATTCACGTTTCTTTGGTCTATTTGTTTGTTTAAAATCCATAATAGCTGGTCTACCTTTGTATACACCAATCATGTCTGCAGTTCCTGCGTACTTACCAGGATTATATAAATGTACTTCTGATCCCCATATTTCTGTTATGTCACCAAAAGCCTCATCAATAATCTTTTGTGCCATTTTTTCTGCTTGCACACCTATTTCTGTAAGATCTTTGTATTTATCTCCGTTCACAAAACGTTCTATATATAGGTGGAGTGCGGTGCCAATCTGACCTGCACTCTTAATAATTTCTTCAGCTTTTTTTTCGCCTACTTTTGCACGCCATTGTTTTAAAAATGTTTTATCTTTTGTTTTAGAAAGTATGGTTGTGACAGATGGCAATGCTTCGCCATCGGGTGTAAGATATAATCTTCCATCCCCTTCTTTACGTTTTAGTTCTGCGTAATTATATTTCTTAATTAATTGCACTGTGGCATTATACCACACACTCCGACATATGCCTAGCCATTTCTTGAGCTCTGTTAGGTGTCTGTTTTGCCCAACGTGAGTCAAGCATTTGAACAGACGCTTCAGCGTAATCGGGTGGATCTTGCTGAAGGGCCTGCCACATTTTTCGAAACTTGGAAACTCCGTTCCCCCCAAGCTGAAAAATCATTTCAATTATTATAATTTTTGCATCATCACTTATTGTTAAATTTTTGCACATGTCATCTGCTTGATCAATTGCAGATTGTAAATCTTTTTCTAATATACCCATTAAGAAATCTTCTTCGTATTCTTTACCATCTTCCCAAAAGTCTTCAACGCAGAGGTGCCCTACCCCCACTGTTCTCTTACCTAGGGTATCTAGGTATACCTTGTTTCTGTATCCCTCGTGTCGTTTTACAGATTCTAAAAGTTTATCCATGTCAATCATAATCTATCCAATTTTTTATTTATGTTTCTTACCTCTGTTTCTATAACAGCGATACGTGATTCCATTTTTGTAAATAAAATCAAAGCCTCTTCTATTCTATCTATGTCACGTTCCATTGCATTGATACGCTGTGATGTCATACCCCATGTAGCACCAAGTGCTACAAAGATTCCTATAATCCAAATTGCGTCTCTCATGCTCATTAACTTACCAAAGATATTATTCCGCCCCTTGCTGCCATACGTGGTGCCACTCTATTAGCGAGTGCCTGGTCCAAGTTTCCTTCATATAAGGAAGCTGCAGCTGCAGGGTTCATGTTAGGGTTTTGTAGTATAGAAGAACCAATACTTGATACTTCGTCTGCAAAGTAATTTGAATCTGGTTGTGGAGGATTTTGTATTCTATCTAATATGTTCATCGCAGGCGACTCACCTGGTGTACCCATTAAAGTATCTGCCGCTCCTTTACCTTTATCTAAAAGATCTTTACCAGCTTCACCTAGTATCTCCATTGTACTTCTTGCTGGTGCCATGGTTTGACCAACTTGTTCTCTGTATCGTTGTCCTTTTTCAACTTCTGCTAATTCACGGTCAAATTCTTGCCATTCTTCAGGACGTAATCTTACAAGACGAACAAAGTTAGCAAGTCTAACTTGCTCTGGCAATGTATCATTTAATATGTTTCTGTATGCACGAAGAGAGGGAGGGCTTGTTATAATGCCACCCATGTATCGTACACCGTATGCCAATGCTGCTGGTATTAACCAACCACTTCCAAAAGCTGCAAGTGCACCAGCTCCTAATGTTTTTGTTTTTATTCCTAATGCTGATGTAGGTAACGCTGAGGCAATACCTGAACGTATACCACCCATTACTGCACGACGTGCCATGAATGTACTTATTTCTGGTATACCATTTGCTGCTGCCGCAGTCATTAGTGTAGCAAAATCTTCTAAATCTTTTAGGTTAGGTAGTTGCGCTGCTTGTTTACCAGCTATGCCTGCTGGTGTTTCATATTTTATTGCTTTTAATCCTTCGTTAAAATTAACGTTGTCAAATTCTTTTACTATTCCTGTTTGTCCATCACGCACGACTATTTTAGATACTTGCGGTCCTGGTAATGCTTTTTCAAATAATGTTTTAAGTGGATTGCCTTTACCTAAACCAAGTGCACGTCTAAATATTTCTCCATCAAATAACTCTGCACCATCTCTTTGCACAATAGAATTATTAAATACTTTGTTAAGATAAATACCTAATCCTTCATAGTATGCTTTATCGCCAACAATATTTTTCATTGTTGCTAAGTTTGTTGCAGCGTTTCCTGGATCTTTTTTAGCTATGTCAATAACAGTTTCAAATATGTTTGTTGCTTGACGATCAGGATCTATATTTATAGCCATACCAAATCTTTCTACAGGACCAGCTACAGCTTTGCCTGCTTTTGTTGTAAACATCATCATGCCGTTGCTTACAAACTTTTCATAATCACGCCATAATTTTTCTACTTCAGGTATACCTGACTTTGATAAGTTACCAATGTCAGCCTCCCATGCTTTGTATATATTTAAAATATCTGCTTGGCTTTCACCATCTGCATTTTTTAAAAACTTATTATATAATTTATCCATTTGATCACGAAGACCATAATATCCCTCTATGGTTCTTGCACCTGCAACACCTGGATCTATAATTTGAGTTTTTAAAAAATCAATAAAAGGTTCTGGAACTGCTTTTCTAACCGCAGCTGTGCCTTCTTCTGTAGGAGCAATTTGTCTTTGTGCTAAAGCTCTTTGATATATTCTTTTTGCTTCACCA